TTCAAATTTAGCACCGTGGAAAGCAGGTTATGTTACATTCATTCCAACATTAAAAGTTGGTAATGTATTACATGCCCCTATTGCGGAAGAGAGTTCAGCAGAGATTTTAAAGATTGCCACTACTGCAAAAGTAGGTCATGTGTTGACAACTAAGTGGGCTGTTTTAGATCCATTTGGAGAATTTACAAAGGCACAAGCAAACGCATTCCCAGTTTTGAATGGCGTCGATTCAATTTATATATTGAAAACTAACGCTACAAGCTGGTCATAATGTTAGTCTATAAAGTCATATCGGAATATCCGGGATTGGATAATCTTAATGAGAGTTCAATTCGTAAAGCTGCTATTGATAGGAGTGTGGATGTTGATGCAGATTACCTTGCATCATTACAGCGATTGACTGACTTGGTGATAGCTGACTGTTTAGTTGCTTTAGTAAATTTACCTGATTTTAGTGAGGATGATTTGAGTGAAAATTATAGCCGTGAAAGCATGTTAAAAAGTGCCGAGCGCATTTATAACAAGTATGGTGATAGTAATGGCTCAAAGCAGACAATAACAAGTAGAAATGTTTGGTGATGCGATACCCTGATAAATTCCATATACAGAATGTAATTGAAACTCGCGAGGGTTCTGATTACGTCTATGAGAATGACGAAACGAGAGAACCGTTTATTTTCATTGGAAGAATCAGGGAAGTATCACCGGATGCTTCAAGTAAATTAGTCGGGGATTTAAGTAAGGCGACACATACAATTAATTGTTCAATAATTGATTTCGATGTTCGAATAGGGTTGACAATTTACGACTATAATTCTGAAAAGGATTATGAAGTATTGTTACCAATAGTAGGACAGAAAGGCATGAAGATATGGGTAGCTCAATCATAAATGAGGCGGAGGTTTTTGATTATATTGATGGATTTGAGGGTTCAGTCGAGGAACAGGCTATTGAGGCATTTGATTATGCGGGAACGGAGTTTATGAAACACGCGAGAGTGAATGCAAGTTTTACAAACAGAACTAAAAATCTAAGAAATTCTATCGGTTACTCAACAGTCATAAAAGGCAAAGAGGTACACGATAGATTTGGCGGTGAAGGCGGAAATAGCGACTGGAAAAAAGACGTTAAAGAAGCCAAAACAATGTTATTAAAAAAAGTCAAGGGCATCGGTTTAATTGGATTAGCAGGAATGAGTTACGGGGTTTATGTTGAGAATATGAAGGGAAAGAGTGTTATTTCGCAGTCTATTCCTGAAACTGAAAAACTTTTGAATAGGTTATTTGATGAGATATGAAAACAACAGTAGATTTCATAGATAGGGTTTACGATATTCTTATTGCGAGTGGTTTTGGCGATAGGATTACAGGTGTTTATACCGACCCTGAAATGATTGAGCCGGGCAAAGAGTTCATAGTAATCACTTCGCCCGGAGTATCTTCGGTTTTTGATACGGTTGATACTGCTGATATAACAATAAATCTGATAATAGCTGATTTTAAAGGTTCAAGTGATGTAAGACGATTTCGTTCTTTATTACCTGAATTAAAGGGGATTCTTAACGATTATACACCTCACGAAAATGTTTTTGTGCAATACGGACGGAATGATTCTGGACAAAAAGAAACAGTTAGTACGGTTACACCAACCAATGAGTACTTTCATATCAATCCGGTTTGGGATGATGGGATTCATCACGACCCGGAGCGACAGGGATATTCATACTATTCTATCAGAACATCATGTTGGATTGAAAAATAATTAGATATGTTTTTTAAAAGTGTAGAAAAATTAGCGGTAGCTACTCCCGGCGCAGATGGCGTAATGGGAACTATCACACCGGATACGCACGATATTTATGCAGACTACTTGGTTTCTCAATCATTCAATGTTAATATGCCGAAGGGTACTGTTATAAGAGAATGGAGAGATGGAGCAAATGCACCGAGTATCGCGATACCGGGAAGGGGAGAGGGCGCAACGATTACTTTCCGTTTGGAGAGATTATCAAATGCGTTATTAATATTGTTTTTAGGTGGTGCAACTGCCGGAACGGGACCAGTTAAATACAGCCAGAGTTCAGCACGTGCAGCATTGTACAAGTCATTGGCAATGACAGCACACGAGTACGGAGGTGAGCAATTCTATTGGGAGATTCCTTATGGATTAATGAGTGCTGGTATTATTGGTTCGCCAACTTTAGATGCAGAGGGCAAGGCAGAACTTGACTGTTCATTTGAGGCATTAGTGCCAACAGATGCAGCCGGGGCAATTCTTGACATTTGGGACACATGGGATTTATTGGACACTTAAAATAAACTGGGGCGAGTTGTCCCGGTTTTAATCTTTTGATATGGATTTTGACAAAAAGGAAAGGCAAGTATTACTTGGAAAAAGCGAACCTGTAATAATAACAGAACCGATTAATAAGTTTTGGAAAAAGTTTGGGTTTAAAGATAAAGTTCGCACCATCAATATCAAACCGTTGCCGTATGGTGTGGTACTTCAAATTACTTCGAGTTTAGCTGAAATTGATGAGCCGAATTTCGATACAATAAAAAATTTATCTGAATTCTTTTTAAGGAATGAGAAACACGTTACGAGAGTTATTGCTTATGCTTTAAATCTGTCAGAGAAAGAGCCGCCTAAAAGTTTATTGCGGTTTATTAGAAATAATATGACAGCTACGGAGGCGACAGAGATATTCTATTTTATTTTTGAGCAAACTAATCTTGTAAATTTTACGAGCGCTATCAGATGGACAACGAAGAAACTGGTAGCGGAAAAGGATTCAGAAGTGCAGCCAAAATCATAGGGCTTGCGTTAAGAAATACGGCACTATCGTTTCAGTCTATAATGTGGGAAATCCCATATCGTACTTTGCTTGCAATTATGTTATCATCGAGGTATATTCCTGATGATAAGACTAAGAAAAAAGAAGAGGTAAGCACACCTGATTTGATGGCTTTTGCAATGTCAAAAGGAAAGCATCATAAGGGTAAAAAGAAAAAGTAATGGCAACGACAGGCGGAAAACGATTACACTTTGTAGCAGATTTAGACACACGACCATTAGCAGCTGGGGCAGCTAAATCAAAAGGTATAGTTGCAGGAATGGGGCGAAGTTTCAAATCAATGTCGCCATTCTCTTCTTTAGCATTAGGGGCGGCAGGAGTTGGAATTGCAGCGACAGCGATGTTTGCAAAAATCACAGCTTCTGCTTATAAATTCTCAAATGATTTCTCAAAGGCAATGCGAGAAGTTCAAACTATATCTAAAGCCGTTCAGGAAGATTTTGAGGGTATAGGTGATGCAATTATTAATATATCAGCAACCGAGGCAACAGATGATGCAAAAGGATTGGCAGAAGCGTATTATCAAATTGTTTCGGCAGGAAAAGATGGAGCCGAGGGGTTAGAATTATTGGCAATTTCAAGCCGGGCAGCGATAGCAGGAATAAGCGACACAAAAACGGCAGCCGATGGATTAACAACTGTTTTAAATGCTTGGAGTTTAGCAACAGAAGAGGCAACCCGTGTTTCAGATGTAATGTTTAAAACCGTTGAGTTAGGTAAAACTACATTTGGTGAAATAGCGTCTGCAATAGCACAGGTAGCACCATTAGCAGCGGCATTAGGAGTGCCATTTGAGGAGCTTTCAGGGGCTTTGGCATCAATTACCAAACAGGGAACAACAACATCAATGGCAATTACTCAAATTCGTGGCGCATTGATAGCAATGAATAAGAATTTAGGTGATAGTTGGGCTGAAGCATATACTTTACAAGAAGCGTTTCAAAAAGTACGTGAGATGGCAGGCGGTTCAGATACGAAACTGCAAGAAATGATGGGGCGTATTGAGGGAATGAACGCAGTTTTGGCATTGACAGGTGATAAAGCGAAGGTAGCAGGAGAGGACTTAGACGCAATGTATGATTCCACAGGCGCATCGAAAGCAGCGTATGAATTGATGATGAAAGAAGCTGACAATCAATGGTCAAATGTACACAATAAATGGAATAGGGAATTAAAGAGTATTGGAGATTCGGCAGTATTAGCATCGGTAGGAATTGCTAAATTAATGGATGCTTTAATGACACGACAGGGTGATGTTGGATTTTTGGATATTGCCATTGAGGATGTTGATACATTTGTTGAACGGATGAGAGTTGCAAAAGGTCTTGGAATGTCAATGTTAAATGCTTATTGGCACAGTGCAGGAACAAGTGGCAAATGGCTTTTGAAACAGGCTGAAAATGTAGGTGCAGACGAGAGATTTGAGGAATCAATAAAAGGAAAAGGAGTTACCGATTTAGAAAGTACAAAAACAGAATTACAGCAATGGATTGATAAGGGCAATATTCAATTAGCAGAGGTAAGTGGAAAAAAAGACAAAGCAAGCAAAGAATTAAAAGTAAGAATACTTCGGGATTTAGAAGATTACGACAATTGGATTTATACTATTAATGAAAAGATAAAATCAATAAACACAACCGTTGATAAAGTTACAGCAGAGGAAGCGGCTAAGAATGTAAATGAATTAACAGAAAAATTAAAAGAGGCAGAGGAAAAATATAATAAGATTGGTTCACAGGTTGGAGTAAGTGAGGAGGATATTATTGAAAGTGAAGCGTTAATCCTTACTTATCAAAAGCAACTCGATAAATGGAATATTATACTGAAAGAAAAAGGCGGCACACCAATTTCTGTAAAATCAACTAAAACTAAACTTCAACTCGAAGCAGAGATTAAGCAATTAACTGAATCATTAGGAACTGGAACTATCGAACATGACGTAAAAATCCGGTTACAGATTCAAGATATTAACGAAACAATTGATGAGTTTGATAGAGAGGTTCAGGCTCAATTAGACAATGCTTGGAGAGAAAGGACAAATGATTATATTCTCGAGCAGGGTTTGATGGTTAGTAAAAAATCCACAGGGGTAAGCCAAAGTAAAACAGAACAGAAAAAAACTGATGCAGCCGCAAAAAAAGAAGTTACTACATTATTGAAATTAAAAAAGGAATTA